GCCCTTCGTATTCCTTTTCTTATATATAGGCCAATTTTTTGTTTTTTCGTTCATCCATTCTTGCCGATCATCACATCCGCAATCTTCATCAAGTATACGTGCAATTTGTTTTGCAAGTTGATCCAAACCCGTTGCTGCAGTTATTTTTTTGATGTCATCGCCTAAGCCTCTACTTGCACTCATACGTTATTCCAATCTGTTAAAGCATTGCGCATTTGCATTAGCAATGTTTGTTGTTGTCCGTTCATTGGTATTTCAAATACTCGTTTACCTGGGTATACGTATTGTTGTTCGGGACGCATTATGATGCTATGACCTGTATCATCAATTCCTAGCACTGGATACGCAACTCGTTGCATTGTAATATTGTTACTAGGAATCATTGTGCAACGTCCTGGATGTTTCCATTGCCCCATTGCATCTTCTACAGCATCAGTCTTTTTCATTACCATTTGCCATTCCGTTTCTGTCATTATGTGTTTCTTTGCAACATGATTGGCTAACATTTCAACGTATGATTCGGGTTTGTTTGCGTGTGCTGCATTTTCGACTGCTAAAGATGTCATAGTACTAGTACGTAACAATTCCTTTAAACGTTCAAGATGCCCACTATTACGCAGTTTTTTGTATGCTAAGTTTTCTACGGAATATTCTCCTTCGGCTTCTAAACCCGTTTGTCGCATTTTACGTAAATGCAATAAAATGTTTTCTATTTTAACACGTAGCTTCGGATCTGTTGGTTCAAGTGCATCAATTTGATATTCTAAAGGACGAGCTTTTTCATCAATGATATCATCATCTATAGAAACTGTTTCTGCTGATGGTTGTTTTATCCATTTGCCTTTTACTAATGAATATTGTCCTACCGTTGAATGCAATTTATCGTTCCAATCTTGAGCATACAATTCAATTGCCATTCCTTGATATGTTAATGGATAATTTGCATTCCAAAGTGACTTCTTTGCCATCATGTAATTTTTAACAAGATGCAAATTTTTATTTACTGATTGGTAATCTATAACAACATGTAAATCTATATCACTGTGTTCCGTCCAATTATAATTAGCATTACTGCCAATAAGAATAATATCTAGTATAGGTGCGTCAATTTCTAGGAAATCATAAAATGCTTTTGCAATACGAATAAACTTTTTGTCCAACTTGGGTTTGAGACGCGTGTCGTCCCAAAGTTTTGGATTAAGTGTACTTTGTGTTTCGTATTCGTGCAACATAATATTATGTCCATCTAGATTTTGATTTAGCTTTTTTAATGTCTTTCTCGGTTTGTTTTATCAATCTCGGATCTTCATCTGGAACGATTTCAAATTCAACGTTTGGATTATATGGTGTAGAAACTGCACCTGGAGCTACTATGTTCAACGCTGTTTTTCCTAGAGCTTGTAAAGTCGGAGGAAGTTTACTTGACGCCGCAGATACAAACTCTGCAGATTTTTTTGCTAACTTTTCTTCTTGTTCTTCCGGAGTTACACCTAATATTAATGATTTTAGCATCGGCCAAAATAAACCATTAACGTCATCTTTCGTCTCAAGTCCAACTGACATTAATGCATCTTCCCCTAAATCTTGTAATTCATTCCACGCTACTGGTACCATATTTTGCCATCTAGAAAATGCAGATCCGATAAATGTTCCTGGTTGTGAAATAAAAGTTTTCATTGCATTAACTTCACTAGTAATGAAGTTTATATATAATGGATTTTCGACAGATTTGGCTCGATCTATTATCTTTGTTTTAATTTTAGCATATTCGTCTGGATTTGATCTTTTTAATGCAGCTAATGCTGATTCTATATCTCCAGATCTTGTAAATCTACGACCTCCTATAGTAACACTAGCAATTCCAGATGGGTCTGTTTTTAATAATGCTGTTAAGACAGATGGATTTTCTGCTTTTTTGGCAAATTTCGATGCCATGGCAGCTTTTAGTTTTTGTAATTCTTTTGTAGATAAAGTTCTAGAAAATGTATTTTTTAAAGAATTTTTTATTTTTTTCCAACCTAACAATCCCCAACCCTTTTCTAAATCACGCTGTTTCAATATTCCTTTGCCGCGGCCTTTACCAGCACCTTGTACAGCATCTGCAGCACGTTTTGATGAGCTTTTAAATATCTGTTCTGCACTATTTCTATTAGATTTCATATATTCTGCAAACTCATCTAGTGATTTTAATGCATCGGGTGGCAACATCCATTCGGCTTTTCTAGAAAATGATTTTACTGCACTTGCTACCCAACCCATGCCTTCAACTAATAGATTCAATGTTTTTGGATCTAATTGTCCTTCATGATATAATGCTGACCAAACTTCATCAGCTGATTTTCTGCCTTTCCACGCTGTGACAACTGCATCTTTTAGACCGCCTATACTCTTAAATAGTACTTTTAATGATCCCGCTACTATACTTCCTACTACCGGTATAGCTCCGATTAAACTAAGAAATGCATCAATTAAAAACATTGTATCTTCTCGACCCGACTCTTCATAACGATAAAATGATATCATAGCATTAATGATATCTGCAATATCGCCGAATCCAGGGATAAATCCTACAACCGTTAATGCATATTGAACGTAGTCAATCCATGACTCTTCATCACGTTTTGATATCTTTTCTGGAGCTTCTGCTTTCCATGTAGGAATTCCATTATTGTTTTCAATAGCCCCTTCAATTTTCTTTCGATCTTTTATATTCGTTATTGTGATGCCATTTTTACTAAACTCCGGATTGACTATATACAACATTTCATTAGCGTTATTCACGGAATATGCAGTACCATCTTGATACATTTTAATAATATCATTTCCTAATTTTATTTCATACGCGTGAGTGCCGCCCGGTAAAGCATATGGTCTGCCGCCTAATTTTTTAATCAATTGTTCATATTTTGCGCCAATTCCCGTCCATGGTGTAGATTGTGTTTTTGGATCAAAGTCCGGATTTTTATCTGCTTTAGATGCTACTAGTGCCTCTGATAACAGATTTTTCAAAAGACGACGATTTTCTCGTAAATTATTTTTAATAGACATATTGTATGATTCCTTGATACTTTTTTATATAAATATCAACATTTACAAAAGACTTTTGTATTTAAAATAATAAAATTTGATTTTAATTTACAACGATAATAACATATCAATTAGATCTGGGTGCGGATACATGTCAACTTTACCACGTATAACATTGGTATGTGAATACATACCCGGAGTTGATTCTGCCTTACGTACATCTAATACATCAAAACCATCAGCACCTTTAGCTCGTACATATTCTACTAAGCCTATCCGCGGATCAATGCTATATTTATTTGCTACAAACAAAATCCAATTCTTCAATGCTGTGATTTGCGACTCTGAATAATTATGCCAATATTGAAATCCTCTGAACGGTTTTGCTAGTTTAATTACTTGGCTAGGATCTGCCGGGGTATTAACATAAGTCTTACCATTAACGATTTGCCCCATGCAACATACTTCAACAGCTACAGAGTTTCTATGCATTACAGAATTACCTGTACCAGTATGCCATCCATATCCTCCATCAGGAAAACATTGAATCAATTCACCGTCAAATTTAGAGTTTTTATTTGCTACGTTTTGTCCGCCTAGGATATATTCTGTTGCAACATTACCGCGATTATCTCTAGCCCACATATCAGCTACTTGATACGGATTATCTCCTCCTGCTGTATGATGTAAGAATATCCAATCTTTTGGAACAGGCCCTTTAAAATATGTTCCTTCTGGCATCCAATACTTTTTAATTTGCAAAGCATTTGCTACTTCAATGTTTTCTGCATTGTCAGTATTTAAAATACCCATTGCTGCCCATGTTTTAGGACCTACAACTCCATCAACCATTAAACCGTGTGATTTTTGCCAGTCTTTAACAGCTGCTTCTGTTTTAGGACCAAAATCCCCATCTACTGTTAATTTTAAAAACTCTTGTAATGTTTTTACTGATTCGCTTTTGCTACCGCGTCTTAATACCATAACTTTCCTTTATTTTTCGTCTCTATGACCTTTATGTAAATCTATCTTGTCTAATATATCATTTAATAACGATGAAGGTATCCATCCTATCATTGAAGCATTTTTAAGCGCACTTATCAATTGAAATATGATAAATGGTATGATAATTGTTTCACTCAACCAGGCTGTTCCTACAAATCCTTTTTCTACTAAAAGAAGTACCGTTAAGAACAATGTCCAAACTATTGCAGTTCGTAATACTTTGATTGCTTTGAATGTTTTAAATCCTTCTCTTTTACATCCTGCTATGATTCCGAAAAATCCATCTAACAACACAACTGCTAACAATGAAGTATATTGTTCAAAGTTATCCATTGTTAGATTGTAAAAATATGAACAAATAAATGTTACTGTGGTTGTGAATGTTAAGGCTAATAATGGTATAGTTTTCATTCTTATCATATTCCTTATTGTTTTGGTGTTTTTTCTTGATTTATTTCCTTGATATCATTTTTATACGAAAATTTATCAACAGAAGCACTAAACAATGCAGCAATAACAATATATTCAATAGCAGAAATTAATTCATGCGATGGAGCGATTGACTTTGGGTACAATGCATTGATAAACATCATAGCCGTTAGAGCCAAGAATCCAAATACGCCGATGACGCGCTTAGATGATATATCTCCACTTCTCGAATCTGACAACATTCTTTGAAAAAAATTAGCATTTTTCTTCATTACATCCCTTGCGGTTATTAATAACTTGGTTTTTTCGTATTTCATAAATAAATATGTTGTTCATTTCGTTTTACGAGATTTTTCTCATATGTTTGCATTGAATATATACTAATTTTAAAAATGTCTATTTCAAATTCGCCGATATCACCTGATTCTTCTATGATCGCTGCAAGTTGTTGAATGTATTGAAAATTTTGTTGTGTTAAACGAGTTGCATCAAATGCTACAATAATATCATTTTCATCTGATGGTGCGTTATATTCAATATGCAATACGCGACGATTTAGATCAAAACATGTTTTTGGTTGTTCTTGTTCAATGTAATGAGATGTAATTACTTGCATAGCATCTTCAATATAGATTCTATCACACCATGGTTCTAATGCTTCTAATACGGGCAATGTGCAATTTCGAACTACAAATGCTATGTTGTATTTAGGTGCATTACCTCTACTACCCCATTTTCTAATGTAATTTCTATTAGATGCTAATTCGATGTCTTGATATGTATTTTCTGCTCTGGAAGTTTTACTTACAAAGTGATATACATGTGCTGAACTAACTTTATGCTCAAATCCTGCCATTCTATATCGTTTATGCAAATCATCATCTTCACAAAACATTTTAAATGTAATGCCATCTATACCAATATATTCATTGCGCATACATCCGAAAAATAATTGCGAGCCGCCATCTATTAAATCAAAATTAGGTTGATATGAATTAAATGTAGTTTGATCAAATAATTCTAAATCACGTCCGCAATCTAAAATAACTTTGCCTGGATATGTATCATTGTATATTGGTGGTTCTATGCGAGTATATGTAGTTATGCGGCCGGGTTGTATATGTTTATCCATCGTCTCAACAAACCCGGGAGATAGTACCATATCATTATGTAATAAGATAATCTTATCGCCTGATGCTCGTGCTACAGCATTATTATAATTTTCTCCTAATGTAACTGAATCATTTTCTTCAACGATAACTTCTATATCCGGATATAGTTCATTAATATTACGTAATAAATTATCCGTATAATTTTTATTTTTACTAGTAGTTGGTATTATTAAAGATATCATTGTAATCCTATTATTTGTCCGTATTCATCAAATTTTGGCAAACCGCCCCATTTCTCATAAAATTTTAAAGCGTTACGCTGTTCTGCCGCGCGTTGTCGTTCAGATGATTGATTATTGTTTTCTTCTAATCTATGACTGCCACGTGCTCCAAAGTGATATATTAAACTATTAGACGTTGTTATGAATTTGAATCCTGCTTGGTACATTCTCAAAAATAAATCATGATCATCCCAACTAGTTGGAGCAAATAATGGGTCATTTCCTCCTATATCATCCCAATCTGTTTTTCGTATTAAACAACTAACTCCTAAACCGCGAGGTATCTCAATATCATTATTCATTTCAGAAAAATCTTTTGCCCACGCATCAAAAAATTCAGAATCAAAATTATGATAGTATTCTCCAAATAAATCCTTTTCAACTACGATATTACCAGGCGTTGTTTGTGAACCCGGGAACATTGCTGGTTCTACTCTCCAAGAATTAACCCATAGCTTTTCGTTAGGATATTTATCAAATATTTTTAGTAATTCTAAGTCCCAATCTTTAGTTACGTAAAAATCAGAATGTAGGAACATAATATACTGAGTTTTTACTAGATCAGCACAAAAATTCATTCCGCCGCCGATTCCTTTTGGATTATCATTGATATCGATTACATAATCAATATTATGAAGTTTTTTTGCTTCTCGAAGCCATTCATTTGTTCCATCCGTACAATTTTCTGCATGAATTATAAATGGCGCATCTTTAAAATAACTATTAGTTCGTACTGATTTAACTGCTATTTTAAGATATTCTAAGTTATTATATGTTGATATGCAAAAACTAAGCATTGTATGTTGATCCTTGTTGTCTAAATTCAATAAATTCATCTTTATACTCAGAATTTAAGAAAAAATTATGCATATTCCCATCTGCCTGAGCACAAAAATCTGATTCTTTTATTTCTATAGCCCCCGTTTTAAATGTTTGGCTTACTAGATGCGATAATGTAATGTTATCACTAACTCCAACTTTAAAATTTCCTTGTTTAGCTTTAATCCCGGAATAAAAATCCGGACCCCAACCTAAAAATAATTCATCAGGAAATTTAATAATATATTCAGCCAAATCTCTGCGCATTACTGGACACATAAAATCAATAAACGGAACCTGTCTGACGGTACCGGTACCCCAATTCCACATTTGTTTCCAAAAACATTGATCGGCACCTGTATTTGTAATTGCAGGAGAATACAAAGCTAAATCATTTTCTTTCGTTTCGTGTATCATATTTTCAAGCAGACGTGGCCCGTGAAAAATTAAATCGTTATTAAACAAAACGAAATAATCATGATTGCTAGCAAGAAAATATTCCATTACTACATTCAATCCTCCACCGAAATACAAATTTTCATGTAATCGATGTGTTGTTGACTTTGCAATAGCTGTCGAAGAACCATTATCTATTATCATCAATTCATGTTTTGATAAATCGTTTCCTCTAGCTAGTTGTTTAACTAAGTTATCAGTTAAGTCTGGTTGGTTATAATTAAGGGATGCTATTAACATATTGTTTCCAATTAATTGTAGGACTTAATAAATCATTCATACAATGCGTAGATAATCCAGGTATCGGTGAATATACAAAACGTCCTCTTTCTCTATTAAGATATAAAAACGTTTCATGATCTCCAACCGCATTAGACCAAATATCGTAATCATCGTCAAACAATTGTTTCGTAATGATGAAACTACCGCAAGTTGATGGGGTAGTTCTCCAATGATGTGTATTTGTTGTGAAAATTTTAGAAACTAAAGTATCATACATAGGTAAAAAATACTTATCATTATGATCATACAAAGAAACATAATCTAAACCATTGTATGTATTAAATAGTTCAATAACTTTATCTATCCATCCATGGACATGCATGTAGTCATTTTCTAAAAAGTATATTAAATCAGAAGATTCAATTGATTGTTCTTTGATAAATTCTAATAATGCACGATATGATTGCAAACTAGATTTATAATTTGTTTGGAATAGAGAAAAGTGCTGTTGATAATTTTGCGTAAAGTCAGATGTTATATCACCATCTAATGCTAATGTTAATTGAACATTTTCATATCCATTAATAGTGTTCAATAAATTTTGAAAACATGATTCATAACTAAACCATTCGGGCCTAGAAGATAAAACGGAATTCGTTGACGCGTGTCGATAATATATATGTATTTTCATTAGTTACCTTTTTTACAAACAATCATAATGCTAGAACATAAATCCGGATATTGTTGTCCTAAAGCATAACACCCATCTAGGTATTCTTTAGATACGATGTTTGTTTTTAATATTTCATCCCATTGAAAATTAGCTAGTGCTTTAAAAAATATACCCGTTCTACAAACTACATTTAGTCCTGCGTACGTTGCATCTCGTTCTAATGTATCCAATGTATATGTAATATGATGTCCATGTGCTGCTTCTGCTGGGGTTATAGCGGTGTTATGTGATATCAAACCCATTTTTACTGCAATTTGACGACTAGGTGCGTTAGCATTCGGACATATTAATATCAATGTACCATCTGCATCTAACCACTCATTATTAATTTTTTTCAATAGTTCAACTGGATTTTCTATATGTTCTAATACATGGGTAAGAAAAATAGTTTTATGTGAATTTAATGTAACATCTTCAAATAATCCATGTACAAAATTTATAGAATCTGGTTCATTTAATCGTTCTTTTGCTTCTTTAATAGCTAAAGTCGACGCTTCGACACATGTAATATGTGAAAAGTGTTCTAGCAATCGTTTAGTAAAATGTCCTTTAGAACTACCTAATTCTAAACAAGATCCATTAACATCGATATATGGCAATGATGCTGTTAAATAATATGGATGCATTACATCAAAATCAAAACCATAAGCATATTTATGATCATCTGTATCATTTAGTTCAGCATCGTAATTTCGTATCAATTGTTGTTTCATTATCATTTTGTTTCCTTTTAGTTCGTGTAATATAAATCCATTTTTTCTATATAAGTTTATTGCTTTTATATTATCAGAAAATACTTCTAAAAAAATAGTATTATAATTTAATTGTTTAAAATAGTCATAACATCTATTTAATAATTCACTAGCAATACCTCTTTTAGAATAATCCGGGTCAACGCTTACATTAGTAATCCATCCAAACTTCTTTTCATTATTATTATATGCTGCAACTAGTCCTATAAGGATATTATTATCAAATTTGTCAAATATTATAGCGTTATCATATATTTTTTTTGAATATTCTTTTATATCAACATAACTATCTAATGCAGGAACAAATGTTGATGAACATTTATTTAAATGTTGTTGAAGAGTGTTTAATGTTATTTTCATTATTCTAATTCTGCTAGTCCGAAACCGTATTTGCCAAAATCGTTTCCGTTATATGTCATATAAAATTTTTCATCAATTTGAAATACATGTGGGTAATGCTGCATGGTGCTATCCCATCCGAATTCTGAATATTCAATTCCAGCATCTTCATCTTTTCGTAACCAAGTGATTAAATCTATAGATGTTGCATAACCAATTTTGTATCCGCGGTTTGGGGTGTTTCTAAAATCTAAACCTTCTCTATACACAAAGTACATATGATATAGGCCATCTTTATAAAACACATCAGGGCCAGCTTGGCACTCATTTTCATTTAACTTATCAGGAATTATATTCATATTCATTCTAGACCATTTTATTCCATCTGAAGATATTGCCATTCTATTTTTATATATTATTTCTTGTTTTCCATTATGCATTATCCATTTAGTCCCAGCTAAATAAAACATGTACCACATATCATTGAATTTTCTAACTTTAGGTCCGCTCAATACAAATGGTTCTAATAAATCAGCTGAAAGTATAGGCCCTGGTCCAATTCGATTAAATGTATCTCCGTTATCATAACTTACAGCGATACCAATTGATGTATTAAATGGTACAGATTGACAACGAGTCCAACCTGCATAATAAAATAACACTGTATCGTTGTGTTTAATATTGCAAGACGGATAAACTGCAAATTCATCAAAAGTTCCTAGTTCGCCTAATGGTATAATTGGTTTATCTGAAACTTTAATTATTTTTGTTAAATCATTCTTATCTAAGTCTAAGTATGTTGTATATGATTTTGCAAACCCGTTATCGTCATTTTCAGGTCTACATGAAAAATATATTCTAACTACATCGTCTAAAACTAGAGCATGCGTGCATTGCGAATGAGTTTGCATCCATGGTCTATCAATTCCATCATTCCATGTTGTTGGGTCAAATATTTGACCTAATTTTTTCCATTTCATATTAAAGTATATTCATTTAAGTATTCTCGAATCTGTTCTGGAGTATTGAACATTAACACGTCAATAATTGATAACCATGGCACAAATTCATTATTGAACTGTTTATATTCTATAGAATTAGATTTTATAAAATTAAGTTCAATACCATGTTGTTTAAAAATATTTTTATCATACAATTCCGTTCCGCCGATTGAATTTATATATGTATTAGCATTTTTAGCTTGACATAAACTTAAAACTTTATCTTGAGATTTTAATGTATGATCTATTGCAATTGTAGAAGATATCGTTATTTTAGTTTTAATGTCTAAAAAATCATTTATCAATAATATAGTTTGATAAATAAAGTCAAATAAATTTGTATTTGACATGTTTAAACATTGTTCTATTAAACAAAACGTTTGTTCAAATTGCGGTGCTTTTTTATAAAATGATTTTAATGTATTTAAAATTTTATTTTTTTCTTTATCCCATGATTCTGATAAAGATCGCCGTATCACATCTAGATAATCAGAATCTTTTTTTAATGGTAACGTAATAAGTTGCGGAGTTCCATTTACTAAAATTCTATTTCGATTAATCCACCCTTTTTTAGTATATTGAATATTATCATAGATAATGAATTCATCAACCGAATTCATCAATTGAAAGTATCCGATATACGGCATAAAATAAGGTTGCATTATAGCTAGTTTCATTATCTATTTGCGTTTGTATAAATTTCAAATTTTGATAAATCTGGATATGGCATTTCTAAGTCATCATTTTGTTTAGGCGTTTCGCCATGATAAAATTGACTCATTAATAGCATTCCGCGGGCTGCTAACTCTGGCATCATATAAAAATTCCATCCTAACATATCGAAATGATCATCATGATACGAACATTCTCTACGTCCGCTATACCTAGCTCGTTTAAACCAAAGATATGCATCATGATTGTCAGTTAAAATTGCTCCGCCTTTTGATAATTTAAAATGTTTATATGGGCCAGTAAATGATACGCACATGTGAGTACCTGGCATATACATATCTGCGGTAAATCGCAATGCAGAATCCCACACATTAGTAGGTTCTAACTGATATGCACCTTTAATTGTCTTTCCCTTTACTGGTTTGAATTTTACCTTTGCGCCTGCATGAATTATTTCACATGGCACTGACGGATATGTACGTGCAGGTATTGATATTTCTTGTCCTGTTACCTTTTCATACATTAATGCTAAGAATAATGCATTAGATTGATTATCAACGGTAACTACATAAGGAGCTCCTGTATAGTCAGATAATGCTTTTTCAAATTCTTGTGTTATTTTATATACTCCATTTGCCATATTTAAAATCCAAATTTATTTTCTACAATATTATATTGATATCCATGAACAAAATCAGTTCCATTAAATGGTCTACTAAATTCTTCTTCTACTAAGTTTGACCAATTTTTATCTGATGCGTGTCCCCAACTTTTTACTTTTTTAAGCATTTGTTCTTTTGTACGAACCCAAGAAAAATGATGAAACATTGGAACACCATTCCATTCAACGCAATTTATTTTTTTATCAGTACTAAGATACTCAAACATTTGTTCTCGTTCTACTCCGGTATTAAATGGATCAATATTGATAAATTCTTTTCTAACTAAAACTGGTGTCGCTTCATGTACAGTTGCTTGATATATTGGTTCTCTAAAATACCAGTAGCATAAAAACTTGTAACTATGATATTTTGTAAAATTTTCATTTGCTAAAAATTGATTAAAAAGCTCTGGATCGATTATTTCGTCTGAATCTAGAAATAAAATGTAATCTGAGTCTTTATTACAAAGTGATTGTCCAATTATTCTAGACATATTGTGCCAATATCTAGGAAACTTATCCGGCGTCCATTCATATACTTGAAAATTTACTAACGGATATTCTTTAGCTAAAGATTTAATTTTTTCAATTGATTCCGGCGTACCATCAAAGAAATGATCACTAATAGGCACAATTATATCAGTACTGACTTTAAGTGCATTATCTAAACAAACTCTAATAAAACGTTCGTCGTTACTGCAATAATTAATTACTATTGATATCATTTTCTAAAAAGTCCCGTTAAAATATTTCTTTCATAAAATCTATCATCTTTAAAACATTTAATAGTTTTAAAACCAACTGATTCTAATAATTCTGATAATGTTAGTTCGGTATAGAATGCTACGTGACAAGGATCTGGATATGCTCGATCGTATGGAATTCCTATTATAAAATACCCATCTGTTTTTAAGTCTGCGTATATATTTTTGACAAAGCTATTAGCATCTTCTGGAAATATATGTTCTAGGGTGTGAAATGATATAATGGTATCAAATTCTTTACCAATATTAGATTCTACGTAGTTTTGTACAACTAAATTGCTAGATATCCCAATATTAGATAATGTATCCTTGGCAACATCTAATGCAGCGGAATTTAAGTCTACGCCCGTTATACTTTGAATATTAAAATCCTTTAACCAATATGTAGTTGCACCATGATTGCACCCAATATCTAAAACATCTCCTTGTATAAATTTAGAAAAATCTTCCAATGTTTTAACATTAACATGATTCTTCCATTCTAAAGGATTATGCCTAGCCGTTATGTACGACTCTTTATTATATTTACTCATTTTATTTATCCAAATTTAACGATTCCAGTACCAGACCAATGACCTAGGTCTGATATATCATATTTTTCTTCTGTTATTGAATTCCAATAAGATTTCATTTCATTATTTAACTTAATATCATCTAACATTAAAATTCCGGTCCATTTAAGCTTTTGCAGATAAGAATGAAATTCATGTTCAAATGAGCCATCGTGATCAGTATCTAATAAAATAAATGGAGATGACTTAATTAAGTCATCATATTTTCCATTAATTACATTATCAACAACATATGTTACATTTTCTGGATATGAAGATAAGTTTCTAGATGATCCGTTTAGATCAAATGAAAAAATAGAATTAGACGAATTATATGATAATGCTAATGATGAACATCCTTTATATGTTCCAATATCTAATATCGTGCATGAATCATACATCATACTAAAATATGCTAATAATGTATAATGTTCATTACTTGGCTGACCTAAGAAATAATTTCTAAATTGTATTTCTGGAATTGAAATACTTAATTCATCTAAGCTAATATTTTGTAAATCTTCTATAGATATATTTGTAAATGATATCATAATGTGTCGTAATATGTATTTTGTTTTATTTGTCGTTCGATTGTTTTAGGATGAAGCAAACACCATTCTTTATCAGTTGGTAAATGCGATATGGTACTGTATCCAGTTAATCGTTCATGTACTTTATTGATCCATGTTACTGCAGATTTATTTCGATATATTCTCCACTGATAATCTGGAAAATTAATCCACCCATGTTCATTTACTGCCCAACCCCATTGTTGCATATGATCTTGAGTCATACCTTCTACCGTATTAATTCTAGGTATCATCATTACATCTACTGACGGATTAGCTTCTATTACTTGTGGTAGTAATCTACAAACATATTCATTAATCATTTCATCGGCATCAATTTGAAAAATATAGTCGCCGGTACAAAATGATGTTAATAAATTTTTCCATTCAGCAAAATGGCCTTGAAATTCTGCTTTGAACCAAGAAAATGATTTGTTAACAGATCTAGCTCGTAAAAATGCTTCTACTTCCGGATCGCCATTTTTTGAATCATAAAGTACTACAATATTGTCTTCAATTCTTTTATTATCTAATAAAAAATTTAAAAGACGTTGTATTTCTATGAATTCATTACAAACGGTAATTGCATATGTTATTGTCATACTATATTATATGATTTTTTAGATTAGAATCAAATCTTTTGTAATTTTGGTAACTTTAATTCGATAGCTTTTGGTAACTTGTCAATGCCTGCATCTATAATTTCTAAAACTTTATTATATGTGTCAGATACAGCTGTTTCTGTAAATGTCGAATTAACAAAGTATCGTTGTCGTTTTGCTAATTCTATCCATTTTTTATAATTCTTTAAAACATCTTTCATCATAGCAGATGCATATCCGTAGTCTACAGTAAACCATTTTGCAGTTCCAATTAAAAATTCATTTTGAGCCGTTGGATGTATTGACGTCAATTGTCCAGGTAAGGCACAAATAAAATCTTTCTTTAAGAAATCTGCTTGTCCTGAATAATGCGGAGCTATTATAGGTTTCCCAGTTGTAGAAAATTCTAATAAAGGTCTTCCAAATCCTTCTGCTTTTGTAAATGAAACTAGAGCTTTTATTTTAGGATGATTATACATTGCGTTCATTTCTGCGGTAGTTAAATCTCCATGTAATAAATATACTGACGGTAATCGGTCTCCGGGAAATAATGATGCTACTTGATTGATTCGATCTTGTATTTCAAAACGATCGGTTACTGAATAAGTTGCACCGCTAGTTTTAAGTATCAATGCTGGTGCATCTTTTTTGTTTTTAAATGTATTGAAAAAACAATGTATTAAGCCGCCTACATTTTTTCTGTCTTCGCCCAATTGCCCTTGCAACCAATGACCTACACTTAAAAATGCATCTGATTCTTTAATATCATCTAAACCAGCAACTTTTATAGTTACTGATTTGTTATTATATTGAGTCTCATCAAAATATTCCGGAATAACTTGAATATTTGTAAAAATATTTAAATTATGAAGTTTTGCTGTTTCTTCAAATACCGTTTTGGTAAATTCACTAGGAACAATTGTAACTTGCATTGCATTAATTTTTTCAATCCAGTCTGCCGGACAAATATCTCCTTCTGTTCCCGCCGTTACGCCGATATTGTATTTTCCAATAGCTTGGAATTCATTCGGTACGGTAATTTGTACCCAAACATCAGGCTGTTCAGTTAATGGCAACGGAACTATTCTTTTTTGCCAATCTAACGGGATAGGAAATGTAAAAGGAGTGTGTCCCCAGGGCATTGAAAGTAGTTTAATATCCCATTCGTCGCCTCGTTTATCTATAAATTGTTTAATTATTTCGCGAGCATGATGCCCGTAACCACTTTGTGTTGCTACTGGTGATGATATAACTACTTTTCTCATTCTACTATTCCTATTTGTTCATATTTTGTTTCGATAACCGGCGTTAAAGTATAACGCTTTCTTGCCAATTGTTTTGCGTTAAATAAATAATCAATCATATGGATCATTTTGTTACCCATTTGTTCTGCAGTTAAGCCATTTGACAGTGCCCAATTTCTACCCGATTGACCCATATCTTGACGAAGAGCTTTCGGAATGTTATACCAATATGCAATTGCATCGGCAACATCTTCAAAACGAACACGATCATCAAAGATATAAGGTGTCTGCGGTGATCCTTGAAGACTTCTATTACTAGGAAATACTGGTTTAGCCCAAACTCCGTGATTTTTATATTTACCTGTATGATTTGTTGAAAATTCTCCGTTAAATCGTATCCATTCGCCATTTTCATCATGGAACCCACATTGGTCTTGTAAACCTCCAGTTACGTTATTAACAACAGGCGTTCCTGCTAAGATTGCTTCCGTTGAACTTAAACCCCAACCTTCATTACTTGCAATATTAACTACTACATCTGCAACATTATACATTGCATTAAGTTCTTGTCCCGTAACCTTTGCTTCAGAAAATAATACTTTGCAATCTGGAGCTACTGCTTTCCATACTGCACGTAAATCTGTTCCATTACCATCAACAATTTGAGTATGCATCAAAAGTGCAACTTTTGATTTTTGTTCTGTTGGCAAACTATCTACAAAATGTTTAAATGCTAAAATTACATCGCCTGGCTGTTTTCTTCTGATATTTCGATTATTCCAAAATACTACAAAATCAACATCATTTGATTTTTTAATTTTTTCATGCATTGAAACATATAATGGATCTTTTGCATCTAATGGTTTAAATACTTTATGATCTAATCCATGCGGAACAAAACCTGTGATGATTTCGTCTGAATTTACATTTGCTAGTAATTCATTAGATTCATCATAATCTACAACCTTAAATCCATTCTGCGTAAGAACTTCTCTATGAATATTATCAGATTGCTTACTAATACCCATAATTAAATCGCAACTACCGTAAAATGGTGCATTCCACATTGGATATGGTAAATCATCCCAAATAGAATAATAAATAATTGGCGTTGCATATGTTGTTTTGATTTCATGTTCTAATGCATATAACCATGTCCAATATCTAGGATCAGTAAAATGAAATATTGCATCAGGACGTTCTTGTTGAAGAATTGAAAATAAAATATTTCGATCTCCATATCCGTTCCATGCAATCAATTTAACTGATGCGTCTTCTACGCCAGTCTCTCGTACAATGTCGACAGATAAATCAAAGCCTTTACCTGCATCTGGATGTTGCAGTGCAGCACCTAATTGAACCCAATCATAATGCTTAACTGTGTTTAAAATAATTTCTTTGCTAATTGTTCCAATACCAGAAGGCAAACGAAAATCATCTGCTAATAGTAAAATCTTCTTTTTCTTTGGTTTGTTAGGGTCAATCTTTTGTAACTTTGGTAACTCCATTCTTTTCCTTTATAACTTTAATATAAATATATTAACCGAGAATAACAACCGGTTTATTAAGTTTTTTTGTCTTTGTCCAAGCTGTTTGTAATACTGGATCTAATTGCATTTCGTTGGTTAATATCATCATGTAATCGCATCGTTCCGCAATTAGTTTCATGCGGTGATGCAATTGACTAAAATGATAAGGTTTTCCATAATAAGATTCTGGCATTGCGGAGTATATGTTGTAACCAGAGAAGCTAGGGTTGTATTCTTCATATTGTAATCCAAATTCTAATGTATATTTTCTAACCATACTATTAGCGCCTTCATTTCCTCCAGCGCCTACAACTATCAATTCGTCACCAAATTTACGTTTAAGCATTTGAAGCGTTTCTTGTACTTTTCGTTTATTCTGCCAACTAGTATTACCAATAACTGCTACTCGTGTCATACTTTCTCTTTTAAAAATTTAACACCTTTAGGATAATGTCCATAAACTAAACGCAACATGGATTCTAATAACTTTCTATTTTCTTTGCCGTTTGGATCATGATGATTTGTACATAATGCATATTCAACATTAGCCCAACGCGTTCCAGGCCATGTAAGATGATTCTCAATTTGAAATTGATAAATGAATATGTGTTCGTGCGTGTATTTTACTCGCGTATTCTGTTCTCTTTCGGACATCTTTCGTAATCAGTTTTAAATGGACAATACTTACAATTTGCAGCACCTTTTCCTGCTGTTGCTAAATATACCCTATCTGCATTCTTATTGCCTTCTAAATCAAAGCATTGCTCAACAAATAAATCAATACTACGTTGAACTCGCTTTTGCGTTACGCTACCTGCGGCAGGTTTAATATTTTGAATTCGTTTCTGCGGAAACATTGACTCTTCCATTATTTTGCGTTTAACTACAAAAAATTCAACATCAATATTCTCTTTAGGAATACCATATTGCTTTGCAAAATAATTTTTATATGTTATGAGCTGTGCTAATTTAAGTGAATCTGATTTTGCATTTTTATTCCAACCGTTCCGGCTAGTTTTAAGATCAAGTATCACAATCTTATTGGTTGGAACATGTCGCAAAACAACATCCATAAATCCATACCAATATACTGAAGGATTAGCATCTGATGCTTGTACACACAATTCCATTTCAATGCCAGCTAATTCCCAATTCTTGGTTGAAAAATATTGCGAACGTCGTTTCACAAACCAATCTAGTATAGCAACACCATCTTCAAGATATTCTGCTAATTGTAATGGATTTGAAAAATGTTCGCCGTTATTCTCAGCAACGCAACGTGCATATTCGTCTTTAAGTTTTGCTGTTAATACTTCTCTAAAATTTATTGCTTCAGCTTTCTTAACTGACTCAGTATACAAAACTGTTAAGAAATATTGAAATGTTTCGTGAAATGCTGTACCAAAACATGTGTCAATTGATGATTGAAACGGAGATAATCCGTCAATGTAATTAAGTTTCCAAGAAAGTGGACATCGTTCATACAATGACCATTGTGAATATGATATTTTTCTTGGAACTGTCGTTGCATCGCGCATTGACAGTTTATATATGGGACTTAGATAATTTCCTGATTTCATACTTTATTATATGAAATTACTTGGTAATATCCAAATAATTAGGTAGTTTCTCCTTCAAGTAAATATCAATTAAATCTTTAGTTTTTTCTAAGTCTTGCTGAAATGAACCTTTATGTCGGCATCTTACAATGCGTTTAATGATATCAAATTCATAGGCATTCAAACCCCATTCTTCTGCAAATTTATACAGGCTATCTTTTCCTTGATAATGTGTTTGTGTATGTACACTCATTTTATTCCTTTTAACAATTTTTTCTTTTCGCCTTCACTATATCCGTACATGGTTAAAATTCGTTCACATTGCGTTTTATCCATTAAATCAATATAATCTGCGGCTTCTGAGCGACTTACTTGATAATGTTCAGCAAATTGTTCGACTAATGCTTTTTCATACTTATCCTCAGATTTGCCTTTAATATATTTTGCAAATCCTTTTGATTGCGGAAGAAATTCATAATATAATCGATATGTTTCTTGCGGACGTAATAACCCTATAGTATATGTTTGAAATTCGTTAACAAGTTCTGTAAATTCCATACGCATACTCAACCAACGATTAACAATGAATACTGAAAACTTTTTTTGATCTGATTCTGACCATTTCGACCATTCTTTCTTTTTATGAGTTAATCCGTCAATAAAATCAAAAATTGTTGCACCTTTCTTTTCTTCTGCCATTTATTATAGTTTATATTTTTTACGATATTGTTCTTCTAACAATTTTCCTAATCCAATTTCAAGTATTACTGCTGTATCAGGAATACCAATAATACGTTTAGCATCTACAATATCATCAATTGATTTATTGCGAAATGTTTTTATTTTTACTCTCGCATTGCTTCGATTCGATGTTTTAAATACAATGCTAACCGTATCTTTATGATATGGTATTGACATTATTTAGATTTCATTTTAATTGGTTGAAATTCTTCTGGAATTGCTCCGCAATCATCGCATCTAAATACTGGTATCGGAACCATCGTATCTTTATCAGATCCAGTTAATAGTTTTGATACTTTATTGATTGCCATAACTTGACGAAAATACATTCCGTCACATTCTTTACAGATAATTGGTTGCATATCTGATTTGTTTACTGGTACGTTTATTTTACTCATATTTCTCCTAATAAATTTACAAACATTGCCATTATATTAATTTCTTTGTCTACTACACTAGCATCTTTAAATTGCGATTCTGCTATAATCAAAATGCATGGTGCTATATGTCCGTGAGCAAATTCATCTAAATTGTCATATAAAAATGTATACAATGGCGTAAAGTCTTTAACTTTGCTATCTGCAATACATTGACGAATTTTTGTGAAAGTTGCCTTTTTATCTTTTGCATTTTTAAGCATTTCTAATACTTCTGTCATGTAATTAGCTTGAATTGCACTTGCTTTGTCTAATTGCAATTTACCGTTAACTACAGATGCTTGTGCTGCATTAATTGCTCGACGAATGTCTGGATATGATGCATTGATAATTGCCGCAATATCCTTGATATCATATGTTACACCTTTTTCATCTAGTACCGTTACTAAACGTTGTGCTACATCTTTTTTATTTGGCGGAGTAATTGCAAATGTTTGACAACGAGATTGAATTGGATCAATAATCTTTTCAACATAGTTACATGTTAAAATAAATCGGGTTGTTTTGCTATATGTCTCCATCAAGTTGCGAAGAGCTGCCTGAGCATTTGGTGTTAAATAATCTGCTTCATCTAATATGATAATTTTCCATCTTTTGAATCCAACTGTGGATGCATAACGCTTAATCTTATCTCGAACTGCATCTACTGAGTTTTCATCTGATGCATTAATATACATTAAATCTGCATCTACCGATCCGGCAATTATTTTCGCCAACGTCGTCTTACCTGTTCCAGCTGATCCATAAAATAATAGATGCGGAACATCACCATTAGCAATGAAAATTTTAACTTTTTCAATAATGTGCTCATTTCCTATATAACCTTCTAATGTGTCGGGTCTAAATGATTCAACCCAAAGTGTATTTTCTTGTTGTCCAAACATATTTTATTATTTTCCTGTTGATCCAAATCCACCTTCTCCTCTTTCTGAATCAGATAATTCGTCTGTTTCTATTAATTCAATTTGAGGATATGGCATTATTATCAATTGTCCTATTCGTTCTCCGAGTTGATATACTTT